AACTTCTTTGTTGTTGTTACTGCTGAACCGTATTCGTTCAGAGTTACTGTAACCTGTGAAGGGTTACCTAATGCAATGGAAGATACATCTGATGTTTCTGTCAATGTAGAAGTAGCTTGTGCTAAATCTGAATAGATTGAGAATACAACTGATGATCCTGGCATTGCCTGTTGCACTGGCTTGACGTCAGCAAGAGAACGCATAACTGGAATGGAGCGAAGCGCCATTCTGACATATTGGTCGTATGCGGCCTGTACGAGGTTGCTGATCGTCGAGCTAGAGGTGGGGGTACCTGTTGGGATAGCCATATTGGTCTAGCCTTTCTTGTTTAGGATCGGATGTTAGAGTCCAGACAATCTAATGACTTCATCTAGTTCTTCACGACTATTGGTATTGAGAAGTTTTTGCATTATATCTGCGTTATGTTCTGGCGATGAGCCAGCATCTGCAGTGTTAGTCATTCTCTTATACGCAGCCGCTTGAGCTGGATCTACATTAGGTGATGCCTGGGTTTGACCGGATTCAATTCCAAATACATCGGAATAATCATCTAGCCATTTAGACAAAGACTCTTCAGTTGGGTCAATGTCCTGCGGAATAAATGAAGCAATTTTGCTATTTACCCCGCGAGATGCGAGGACATCCTTAATTGCTCGTTCGCGTTGGCCCTTGCTTAGGTTTTCAAACTGAGCGCGAAGCTCTTGCAGTTCTTTATCCTTTTGCTTTGAAGCCTTGCGTAGTTGCTTTACAAGGTCATTAGACGAATCAGTTGTGATGTCGTCGTCTTCATCCTCGTACTCGTAATTGGACATAGTCCATCTCCCTATCAGTTAGTTGATTTCGCCAGCCTCATATTCCAATGGGGATTGGGTATGGCTCTGACTCCTGGTAATTGTTGTCGCTCCACTAGGCCAGTCGTTCTAGTGGCAGGTTTATTATATTCCGCCTGCGCGATCTCGCGCTAAGGCTCCGCTAGTTAATCCAGTCTGACCACCAAAGGTGGCCTTCTCAAGTCCGGTAACTTTCTGACGTTGCTTACGTGCTTCTTGCTGTCCTGAAAGTTTGAATACTTCTGACTCTGCGGTTGCTTGAGTGTACGGTGATTCACCATAGATAGATGCCAACTCTGAACCGCGCTGTAGACCGGCACCGATTGTAGAATAACCAGAGGTAGCTTCTGCTTTATCTACACCATAGCCAGCAAGTTCTCTTGCACGTGCTTCTGAAGTGGTCAATATTGGTTTACCCATAGCGTCTGTTTGAGACAGAGCAGCACCACCAATTTCAGCAGCAGTTACCTTGCGCTGGATATCTTTAATGGCGTTCTTTGGATCAAGCGTATAGGCTAAAATATCTCCATTTTTAATATCAGGATAGAACTGTTTAAGGGCTGTTATTACCTCTGGATTAGCATTAAGTACGCGCTGTTGTGCTGTAGCAATGCGATCCTCAAGTTCGACATTAGATACATCGTTAGCAATTAAATCTTCAAAACCTTGCTGAACACCAAATGTGCCTTTTGCATAGTACTTTTCTGGTAACCCATAGTTACGCATAACTTCTTGGTACTTATCTTCTAATGCAATGTATGACGCTTCACTAAGTGGCTTTAGTCCAGCTGTAATGCGCTTGGCGTTAGCAGCAAAACGCGTTTGATATTGTTGAGACTTGCGAAGGCTAGTAGTAAACTGTTCTTCATCCACACCGGGGTCTTCAATTAAAGGTTTTAGAACCGCTTCAACTAAAGAGCCAAGACCTAAAGGATTAAGATCTTCAAAAAGTATATCGTATGCAGATTTCTTTTTTTGTCTATATGGATTGGATGGATTAAGATTGAGTGGTGTTCCCCCGGCTTCTACAGCGGCTGCATCGCCTTCGGCTAAAGCCAAATCTCCGGCTGTAGCAAATGCCTCTGCTTCTTTAACAAGTGCATCAAATTCGGTTTGCGATAATGGTTTTTCGGCAGCAAGCGCTGGTAGTCCTAAACCTTCGCGTATCTTTGTACGCTCATCAACAGTTGATGCTGAGTCTGTTCTAGCCATTATGCCTCAAATCCAAAGTCTCGACGTATGCGGGCAGATATCTCGGAAACTTTTGATTTAGCATTATTGGTATATTGCCAGCGAGAATCTTTACGCAATGCTTTTTCAAACTCATACAATGGCATCTCTTTATCAGGTCCAATCGCAGATCTAAGAGTTGAATCATTAATGCTAATGCTTTGCGGATTAAGTTCCAGAATAGAAGCCATACGAGTTTTATACGGTTGATAGATAGTCTCAAGATCGGTTCCATCAGCAACCATCTTCTTAACAGAATCAGGCATACCCATAGCAGCTATATTGCGAATACGACTATTAATAGTCTTTATATCCTGCCCTGCTTTTAGATCATTGAGAAAATTGTTCACCTGAACATCGCTTAGTTCTAACATATTAGCACGTGCTGTATCACGGATAGCCTGAGCATCTAGGTTCTGTGCTTCGCCTTTGCGGGTTTTTACTTCAGCGGCTAGTTTGCTAAGGGTAGAAAGACCGCCTAATTTTTTATCTCCAGCATAAGCGCCAGAGTTAATAACATCTGTAAGAAGTTGTTGCTCATTTATACCACCGGTGCGAATACCATTAGTGGTTTTATATGGGTTCTTCTTTTGGGCATCAATAAGAATTGCTGAAAGATCTTTAATTTCTTTTGCAGATGGTTCGCGGTTTAGAACAGTTTTAACAACACCAGTAACAATGGATGCCGCTTGTGTAGCATCTGCAATATAGTTAGCAATAGAGGTTCCACCTGAACCGCCAGCAGCCCCTGTTGCAGACATACCGAGAAGAGCACTAGATGCCTTGTCTGCAATAAAACTTCTAAGATCTTTTCCTTGTAGATTTGCTGGTAAAGATGTGCGACTTGTTGCAAGAGAGTTGATTGCAGTCTGTAGAGGTAAAGAATACTTACCATCTACTGGACCTTTATAGCCAAAGTTATTGGCTAAATCCTGTTGTACTGCTTTAAGTATTGCAGAGTTTGCTGGATCTGCAAGAGTTCCAATAAAAGCACTAATGTTTTCAGGAGTTCCTGCCGTACCTTCGGCTCCAGCAACCTCTTTAACCGGTAGTGGTGGCACATCTATTCTTGGTGAACCAAGTGGTAGCAGGTTAATGCCTTCTTTAATTGCATTATTGTATGCTTGCTCAGCCTTGCGGTAAGCATCTTGATACTTCTTTTCCCCCTGATACCCTTCAATGCCAAGTTCTGCATCTCTGAGTTCTTTAAGAGTCTTTTGATAAACATCGTTAATTGATTTTTGTTTAGTCCTAGTTACTTCAGCGCCTTTGAATTTATCCAATTCTTTGCGAAGTGCATTTTTCTTTATTTGTGCATCTTTGTATGCCTTCTCCGCTGCCTTATAAGCGGCTGGATTATTTTTAATAAATTCTTTACTGCTACCTAGATTCTGTAATTTATCGTATGCCTCTTGAGTCGTTAAGGTAATGGCATTAAACTCCTGTTGAATCTGTTCTAGTGTTTTAGCCATTTAGTCTCCGATACCTGGTAATCTACTAAAGAGAACATCGTATGCTGCCTTGGTGTTCTCATTGTACTGGGATAACTCTCTCATACGAATAAGAGTTGTGTCTTTAAGGTTTTGTATTAATACAGTGCTTGCGTTCATAGCTTCGAGATTTGCACGTTCATTTTGATAGTTGACATACGCATCACGCAACTGACGCAATCCATTTTCTGTCTTTGGGCGAACCCCAAGATTTGCGTCAAGCATTGTATTAAGTTCATCAAGAGTCTGTAGGCGCTTAATAGCCTTTTCGCTGCCCTGTGATAGTTCTTCTTGAACCATAGGACGACCAGCGAAAAAGACTTCTTTCCACTTGTCAAACTCTTGGCGGATATTAGTACGTTCAAAGTCAACTACCGCAGTCTTTAGTGCTGCTTCGTATTCATTTCTGCGATTATAATATTGTTGTAGATCTGCTGCTGTTTGCACCTCAAGCAGATAGTCATCAACGCGCTTATTGTAAAGCAAGCCCATATCTTTCATAGACTTATAAGCATCCCAAGAAAAACCAGTCTTGTGAGGAATCAAGAAACCTGCTGCTGATGGATACTCTTTGAATAGTTTTCCATTTTGATCTACAAAATTACCAGATTCTTCAGCGTAACGAATTGGAGCAATGGTTTTCTTTTCAGATTCTGTAATAGTAAACGGAATCTGGTTTGGATATAACTCAACCCATTTAGCCATTGCACCTTCATAGTCTCCCGGATATTGTTCTAGGAGTTTATTCCAAGTTTGCTTAAAGTTGGCTCGACCATTATCGGATATCCATTGAGCCATATCTGATTTCAGGTTAACTGATGGAGAAGCCGGAGCAAAGAAACCAGTAACAAATCGCATACCAAGAATAGTCAGCGTAGTGTTCTTAACCGCTAAGCGATAGGCTTCGCGTTCTGCTGGCGTAGGAGGAATTAGATTGTTATCTGCATCATACTTCTTTGGAAGTCCGTGTCCTGAAGCCTCAAGATATGTAACCGCTTTACGCCAAGCACTTGCGTACTGGGAATTACGATCATCTTGATTCATTGCGCCATATAGACGGTTAATGTGCGCTGGTAAAAACGCAGAAACTATTGGTTGATCTACAGCATACTTACCAAGAGCGTAGCCCTTGATTGTATCTGCCGCACCCGGTGCGCCTAGACCGCTAATAAGTTCTGTGATAACAGCGAAACTAACACCAGATATTGGGCCTGAGAAAGTTGGAACTAAAGAGTCTGGGTTCAAGGATGGTGTAAGCATCTTGACCTTAGCACCAAATTCCACAGGGAATGGAATCTTAAATTCTCTTTCAATACCTACTAGGCTAAGTGCATCCTGTACTGCGTTATAAACTGGACCAATGCCAGGATAAACAAAGTATGATTCACCTTGGTCATCTTGTTGGATCCAGCCAGAATGAATAAAACCTTCGTATGTCAAGGCTGCCTTTTGGATAGCCTCTGGGTTATATCGAATTGTGCGATACATACGGCGATAGAAGTCTTCAGTAGCGCGATAGAAGCGTGCAAAGTTACGTGATGAAAAGGCAAGTTGAGTACGAACCAATGGATTATCTACATATTGTAGAATTTGATTTGTAGCTCGTTCTTCAACTACATTTGCAAGCGCTTTCTTAGCGCGTTCTGTAGCGATAGCAATACCAGTGGTATTTTCTGGATTAATGCCCTTTACATAAGACTCAATCCACTTGTCTTCAAAGCCAGACTTACGCATTTCCTTACGGATTTGTAGCATTTCTTGAAGAACTATTGGTTGACGAGACATACGGGCGTTAGCCAAACCAAGGAATGTCCAACCTTGAGTCATAACAGATGAAGTAATCTGATCTAAAGGAACCGCTGGAACCAAAGTAGGACCTACAAATGCTTCAGGAATATCTCCAGCGCTTGTAGGAAGGTCATCCATTGAAAGACGTCCACTAACCATCCAATTTCCGTTGCTGTCTAAAGTACGGATTTTGTTAAGTAATTCTAAGTTAATTGCATTATCGCTACTCTTAGTAAACAGTTCTTCAGTGCGGCTAAATGTTAAACGTAAAAGTTGCTCAGAGTCCATTTGTGTTGACGCACGAGCATCCGCAACAAACTTCTGACCCTTCTTAGTCTTGAGCCATTCACGGGCTTGACGCAGATATGCTGCTTGATTATCTAGATTTGCTACAGCAATGGTTCCTAGTTCATCGTTTGCAAAATATCCAATACGCATTAGCCATCCGTACATTGATGCTTCATCTTGAGGAGAAAGTGCCTTTACTGAATAGGTTCTTTCGCCTTTAGCGCGAACTAAAGCGGTAGGTGATGGGGCAATTTCAAGTGCGTGTACTCGTACGCCGGTTTGTTTTACAAGATTAGTAGCACGGGTAATATAATCATTACCAGTAACAAAGTTTAACCCACCTTCAGATGCAATAGCAAGAGAATTTTCTATATCGCCGTACTTGATCTGCTCAGCAAGCAGTTCAATTTCCACCTTATTCATATCAGGTAGGTTAAGGGCTGCACGAAGTCGGTTTATACGTCCTTCAGAAAGAGATCGAGCAAAGATCTCACGAGCTTGAGTTGTTATACCGCCTGCTAAATCTTTATTAATTACCTGTATCTGTGCTAATTTAGCATTATACTCAGGAGTATCTTTTGTAAGAGAATTTAATTCTTTTTTAAGAGCAACAAGCGAGTTCTTGCCTTCTTCAAATTTATCTGAAAGATCAGTAAGTTCTTTAGTATACCTGTCAACATCTTTGCGATTAACAATACGCATAACAGAACCAAGAGGATTATCTGACCAGCTCTTCTTTCCTTCTACCTTCTTGACTGCTTGAAGGTAGGTGTTGATACGAGTTGACAATACTCGACTCTTGGCAAGACCCCAAGGCGATTGTCCGATTGCAAGATTAACCATTAGGTCTTCTCCGGCATTACGTAAAGCATAGCGTGGACCGGCAAGTGTTAAGAATGACCAAGCGCTAGTCATTTTACTTGCTAGATCTCCATTAGCAACGCCAATCATTTTTTGGAATAATCCGTTACGCGATGCTGCGCGATCTAGATCAACCAAAGTTGGAACTGCTACGAAATTATTAAAATCAGATGGCAAAGAACCCATTTCAGGGAAGGCATCATCTGCTTTATTTATAGAGTGGATGCTCTTTACTTTTCCAGTCATCTGACGCACAAGCGCCTGACCTGGTAAATTTGTATTAAGACCGCGAAGTTCCGAGATAGTTGACCATAGGCCATAATAAACTTCTTTTTTCTTACCAGTTTCTTCGATTGCATCAAAGGCTTCTGCTAGAAGTTTAGATTCTCTACGTGGCATAACCATTATAGCAAGACGATAAATTTTGTCAGACGCGTCCATTGCGGTTACATCAAAGAAATCATCTTTGAACATAGGAGCAAGTGTCAGGGATGCCTTAGCTCGATCAATTCTAAATTGAATATACTCAGTTGAAAAACGAGCAATGCCTTTGAACCTAGTTGCTTCAGTTACTTTATCAACAATAACTTTTTGACCATTAATAACAGTCTCAGCAATGCCATCAGCGGTGGTATTACCACCAAACCACATATCATCAACAAGGCGTGGACCTACAGCATCAAGATTAAATACTTTGCGTCCAGTAGTTACCGCTGCAATGCGTAACTGTCGTGCTGGATCCATACGAGGAATGATGACTCGCTTGCGACCAATCTGGCCTTTTAGCATTTCATCAAGTTGTTTAGTATTTTCAAAAAATGCTTGTGCTGTTTTAGCGTTAGTTACCGGGACATCAGCCTTTTGAAGTGCTTTGATAACAGCAGGTCCTAGTTCTGGAGCCAGAGTCTGTAAGTCTTTCTTGACTTGGGCAATAGCAATAGGTTCTTTTTTAGCCTGAGCTTTAGTTAATTCATCTAACTTGGTTCCATATTGGTTCCAAAAGTTAACAACCGATGGCTTTGAGAATACTTCTCCAACGGCATTTTTGCCAACAACTACATCAAGAGCATATTTGCCTACATCATAACCGCGTTTTGCTTTACCAGCAATAAGTAGCGGATCTGCGATAACTCTATAAGCCGCATCCACCGCACCAGAGATAGCCTTATAGAAAAAACCTGAGCCTTCTAGTTGACTCGGCAATACTGCATTTGCAACTTGACGACCTGGTGAATACTTAGCCGCCTGAACTGCATCAAGTGTATCTTGGAATAGTCCTCGTGCTGCTTCTACTTTATTATCTTCGATGCCTGGGATAACTTTATTAGTTGGATCCGCTAGTCTTAAATACTTTATTTGTTCTGGAGTTGCAGTTTTAAGGATTGATTCAGGCTTTTCACCAGAGGCAATGCGAACTGCTACATCTACAGCATCTTGACCAAACTTAGTTTGAGCGTCAAGGATACGTGTAGGACTAAATACTTTATCGCCTTTATCGTTAGCGATAGTCCAAGCTGAACCAAGGTCAACGCCTTGGTCTATAGCAATGGCTCCAGTGCGATAAGCACGTGTTGCAACATCTGATACGTTTCCAAGACCAGCAAGTACTTTGCCACCTGTGTACCCAATACCTCTACCAACAGCACCTAGCGTGTAGTACCAAGCAGTTCCCAAAGCGCCACGATCTGGTTTTACAGTTGGGTCTTCATTGCCAAAGTTCTTTTGTAGATCTGCTTGCTGAGTAGGCGTATATTTTGAGTACTTAGCATTTGCTACATCACTTGGAAGGTTAGAAAGTTCTTTATGGATAGAAAGAGCTTTATTAAAGTCTTCGACTTTCTTCTGCTCCTGTGGAGATAATCCTGCTGCAAAGGCTGCTGCTTTTAAGTTATCAGCCATTAATTACCCCGCGATAGTGCATCCTGGTACAAGATTGCTATTTCACCAGTAGTATCAAATGGAAGCATTTTTGCCAAAGTATCAGATAACTTTTCGCTAGACTTAGCCATCATTAATGCGCTAGATCCTGGGCCATCACCCATATCAATACCAGAAGTAATTGGTTCTTGAGGACGTTGAGTTGGTGCAAATAATTCTGTTACTGGTTGTGGTCGAACATCTGGTGTTGTGGCAAGCGGAGCGCCGGACTTAATAGCGGCTGTCTCTACGCCTTCGCCATAATACTGTGATGGCATTTCTAAATTATCGGTACGTGTTGAGTACTTTCCTGGACCGGCAGGGCCAGCAAGTGGATTCATTGGAGCTGTGCTCACTTGTCTTCCCCTAACGTTTCTAAATCTTGTGCCATTTCTTCCCACGCTTGGAAAGTATCGGTCTTACGGTTTGAATGGTAAATAGATAGTTCAAATAATTCTGCGGTAAGTGTTTCAAATGTTCGCATTAAGTTATGTAAAAATCCTGCAAAGATTACTAAGAAGTCAGAACGGTGTACTGGGCGTGGTATTTTATTAGAATCATCCATAACCCAGTACACCTTCCCAAATAATAATTAACCCTTTTTTACTGATGTTCCTCTGCGGCCTGCTGGCATCATTGATGGAACGACTTTGCCTGGACCTGCTGGCTTAGAGGTATCCTTCTTGCCTTCAACTGGCATTGACATTGGCGCTGCTGCGCGTGATCCTTTATTCATATTTACACCTCCCTCACTTATGCTGCGCCGGTGATACCAGCGAGTAGTTGTGCTATATCTGGACGTTGACCAGCGGCAGGGGCCATACCACCTTGAGGTTGTGTTGGTTGCGCTGAGGCTGGGGCGGAGGCCGCACCTGCCACTGGAATCTGTTGTTCCATACCTGGAGCCATAGGTGGCATCTCTGGGGTTGGAGCTGGTTCTGGTGCAAATGCTTTTTCGATAACGTTCTCTAACGCTTGTCCCTTTTGGCGACCTTGGATAACAGCAGCGATACGCCCGATAATCTGTGAAGGGTCTTGGCCCTGCGCCGCGAGAGCCGGTATTGCCTGAGCATACTGAGCAACAGCAACGCGCAAAGAGTCGCGCATTTCTTCAATGTCAACACGTTGTTCCTCCTGTGTAACGTTGAGATCCATTGGGATTTCACGACGTACATAGTCGCGTGAGACAAGTTTGTCTGAACGCATTTGTAGTAAAGCAATGATGGCACGGTTAGGATCCATACCAGACATAATTCCGTAACGGACATCTACGCCGTATTCGCCTTTGATATCACGTGATGGGATGTACTTGAGTACATAAGGTGTTCCATCGTCGCTTCCCTTAATAGTTTTAGGGATACCGCCAAAGACCTTCTCGTCTGCTTCAAAGCAGATTGCAGAAAGTTCTTGGAACATACGAGCAAACTGTGCTTGTGCTGCCTTGATCTGTGTATCAAATCCAGCCTGTAGTGCTTGGACGCCGCGACCTGTAACAACAGATGCGTCAATGTTACCTGAACGAGATTCAGGGTAACGAGCACCCATACGAAGTTCACGCTCTAGAACACCGGACTCTGTAAAGACTCCAGGTGGTAGTTCTAGTGGTACACGACGGATGCCTTGCGGATTGGCAGAACGCATAATTGCATCTGGTCCAAGTGCAAGTTCTTGTACATCTTGTGGAATAGCAATAGGTGCTTGGATAGACTTCTCAGCGGCTTGGATCTGCAAGATAGCAAAACGAGCACGAGCGAGTTGTACAGATAGCACGTCATCAAACTGACCGCGTGCTTCTCCGTCAAGAGATGAACGCATAATGACAGATGCCATTGGCTTGTTTAATATGTTAGGCGTGCGAGATAGAACAAGGTTCTTACGCTCTGGAAGGTATAACAGATCCTGATCTTTATCGTGGTACTTAACCATAGAGATATACGGTGAAGCTAGTTGATACTGATTGCGACCTAGGATCTGATCGTAGAACTCTGGGTACTGTGCGGCTAGCGTTTCTGCATCTGTAACTATAACTTGTGAAACAGATAGAACTCGACCATAACGGTCTAACTCTGGGTATGTACCAAATGGGTTAAGCATACGGATACGAGGATTATTGTCATCGTAGTCCATCTCAACCATACCAATACCCAAACCGTAGGTGTTATACCAGTCGGCTGCGGTGTACATCTGCAGTTGTAGGTCAGAGTTTGTTACATAAAAATTAACAATACGGGTACGAGTGTCTGCACCTTTACGGGCAGTATCTGAAACCATATTAGTTGCTGAGCAGTTAAAGGATGGCAGTGGTGCCATAGCTTCTGCAAGGTCGCGTGCTGCTACGTCAATGAAGTTGGCGACTAAAGGCTTTGGATAATCCTCTGAAAACATCGAAGGATAAACCTTAGATATGTCTCCTTGACGCACGGAAAGCACATCGCGCATACGTTGATCTCGCGCTGATGAGCGCGTACGTAGCCGCGATAGTTTCGCGTCAACTTCTTTGACTGATAACAATGT